ACTCATTTTGTCATCACGTCGATCAACGGCTAAGCCTTTAACCAAAAACGGAGCATCAGCTAACCGATGCTCGATGGCAGAAATGTATGGTCCAATGACACATAAGAAGTCGTCAGATCTAGGAGATATATTACGGGGATCTGTACAATTAACCGACGTTTCAATTTTCAAGAAATTTTTTACCACGGCCTTTCGGGCGTCCACGCCCATCAACTCGACCCTTTCCCTTGCTTCCAATAATTGGCGTTGGCGCGTCAGTGGATACCGAGAACTCCACTCCTGAAAAGACAACGGAACCACGTTCTGCATGATCGGCAATATGAATTCTGCCAAATACTGAACAGCTTTGCAAAACAAGGGAGAGATCAGGTGTTGTTGGTGCGATTTGAGTGATACATCGCAAAATGAAATCGCAGACAGATAATATGACCTTGCCTTGAGTGTCTCTAACGGCATCAGGGGTTCGACAAAGCAATTCTTCCATGCTGAGACATAGGCCAGCAATCGAGCCGTTGGTCCTTTGAGACGCAAGATACGCTTTCTGAGCTGCTCCGCGACCACTATACACAATTCTTGATTTACTACGACCTTTGTTTGGGAGTCCAGATGATTCAACAAACAAAACAACCGCGTCCCCATCGTCATGGGTTTCATCCTCTCCAACAGTGATAAGTCGTTCGCCAAACAAATCAGCGATGATGGGGGTGTCGAAACCTGGTCGAACAACTTGGTCGCTTGATACAGAATCGGTATTGTTTGTCCCTGAATGTGATCCCTCAGATCCAACATCCGGGCAAATTTCTGAGCAACTGGGAGTGGTTGCATCCGACGATCCTGATGCTCGCGTGCTAACAAATGTGGTGGAGGATTTAACATCGCTATCTGGAAAACCGGATGTTTTGGAGAAACTTCGTACTCCCTCCACGTCATCAACATAGCTGGTTTCGGTACCACGTTCAATACTCGAGTCTCTAGAGACGTCAGGACGTTTTGGAATGTCTTGGCAGGTACGGCCGACACCACGTTTAACACTGCGGGCATTAACTGGCGCGGCCTCATCACGAAACCTATTAACATTGTAATCAAGCAACCTACCAGAAGCGAAGCGGGCATTCTTTTGCCCAGCCATGACTTCATAAGAAGGCACAAAAACAGTGTTGAACATCCATGGACATAGAACACGGCTCCACTTCTTGCGTACAAGAAAATCGCTGATGGTGTCTCCAAGGGTGGGCACAACACTGTTGACCCACAACCTAAAACGACACCACAAGCG